GGTCAAGTTCCCTAATGGCGCGTGGTGTGCGAAGGGGGATTGGGTTGTTTTTGGGCGTTATGCTGGTTCACGCATTAATATTGATGGCGGTGAGATCCGAATCCTGAACGATGATGAAATTCTGGCTCGTATTAACGATCCACAAGACATCTTGCACATGTAAGGCGGGCGTATGAACGTAACTGAAGACAGTGATTTGGAATACACCATCGGAGAAAATGAATCTCCGGCGGAAGTGGTGTTTGAATCTCAAAATGAGATTGCAGAGCAGCCTGAGCAAGAAGCTCCGCAAGCGGAAAACACAGAACACCGTGCGGAACTGGACAATGTTTCTGAGGGGGTGCAAAAGCGCATTTCTAAGCTGACGGCGCAGTGGCGGGAAGCGCAACGGCGTGAGCAGGCGGCGCTTGAGTATGCTCAAGGGTTGCAGCGTCAGCATCAGGAAATGCAACATCAACTGGTTCAAACGGATTATGGCCGGTTGAACGAGGCTAAGACTCGGCTAGAGACTCAGCAGCAAACCCTAAAAAACATTATTCGCAAGGCTCGCGAAGAAGGGGATATTGATACGGAGACGGAAGCGCAACAGCGCATGACGGATCTGATTCTTGAGCAAAGGCAAGTTGCGGGTTGGATGCAGTCGCAGCAGCAGCAATTAGAAAAGCCCGTTGCTCGTCAACAACAGTATGTTCAACCGCAGCCACAACAGCAGCCTCCGCAGCCGAGTCCAAAAGCGGATGCATGGGCGGCTAGAAATCCTTGGTTTGGTTCTGATCAGACGATGACATATGCCGCTTGGGGCATTCATAACACGTTGGTATCTGACGAAGGATTTGACCCGAATTCGGATCAGTATTACACTGAGCTCGATAAACGGATAAAGGAAACTTTTCCGCAAAACTTCAGGCAACAGCGTTCCGTGCCAACTGTTGCACCTGCTACCCGGAGTTCCGGGATAAACACAGCACGCCGAGTTGTGAAGCTGTCCGCCAGCCAAGTCGCTATTGCGAAGAAACTGGGTGTGACTCCTGAGCAATATGCCAAATACGTTAAGGACTGACCATGACTGAAAAACTTACGATTGACCGTGCTGCACGCGCTCCTCGCGAGGCACAAGCTCGTCGCAAACCATGGGCACCGCCTTCTCGTTTAGATGCACCTCCCGCCCCTGCTGGTTATGGGTATCGTTGGATTCGTGCAGAAATCAATGGGTTTCAGGACAAACAGCACGTTTACGGACGTTTGCGCGAAGGCTGGGAATTAGTCCGGCTGGAAGAGCTTTCGGAAGATCAACGTGAAATGATGCCTGCTCTCGAAGAGGGTAAGTATCAAGGGGTCGTTGGGGTTGGCGGCTTGCTGCTAGCCAAAATGCCCGAAGAAACTATTGAAGAGCGCAATCAGCACTATCGCCAAAAGGCACGGGATCAGATCATAGCCGTAGACAACGAGATGATGCGCGAGAATGCGCATTCCTCAATGCGCATTCAAGCTCCGGAACGGAGCTCGCGCACTACCTTCGGTAATCGTTAATTTTAGGAGCTACTTGTGGCGAATACGAACAAACCGTTTGGATTTCGTCCGGTTGGCAAATCGGGGTCTAACTATAATAGTGATGGGCGTACTGCGTATCCCATCTCGTCCAATTATGGTACCGCGATTTTCAACGGCGATATCGTTACCCTAGCTAGCGGCGTTTTGGCTGCTGGCACAACCTCCAACGCAATTCTTGGCGTTTTCCTCGGTTGTAAATACACCGATCCAACGACCAAGCGTCCTATTTGGAGCAACTACTACCCGGGCAGTATTGTTGCATCGGACATCGTGGCTTATGTTGCGGATGATCCTAACCAACAGTTCTTGGTTCAGGTGCTTGGTGTTGCTGCTACTACCTGTATTGGTCGTAACGCGCAAACAGATACTTCGGTGTCTGGCAGCACGGTTTATGGTCTTTCGGGCCAGCAGCTTGGCACGCCTGCCACTGGTAACGCCACGTACACGTGGAAGATTGTCAGTGTGTATGACGCAATTGGCGACAATGACGTTACTTCTGCTTATGCAGAAGTCATTGTTATCCCTAATAACCACCTGTACAAAGGTGGTACCGGCACAGCAGGGGTTTAATCATGGCTATTAGTCGTTCCCAACTAGTTAAGGAGCTGCTGCCCGGCCTGAACGCTCTGTTCGGCATGGAGTATGAGCGCTACGAGAACGAGCACGTTGAGATTTTCTCTATTGAGACATCAGATCGTGCGTTCGAGGAAGAGGTCATGCTCACCGGGTTTGGCGTTGCTCCAACCAAGGCTGAAGGCGCAGCGATCCAGTACGATACCGCTCAGTCATCGTACACGGCTCGTTACACGCACGAAACCGTTGCACTGGCGTTTGCGCTGACGGAAGAAGCCATTGAGGACAACCTCTATGACAAGCTTTCGGTACGCTACACAAAGGCGCTGGCTCGTTCGATGTCGCAGACGAAGCAGACCAAAGCTGCCGGAGTGTTGAACAATGCGTTCTACACTGGTGGTAACTACAACGGTGGTGATGGTGTCTCGCTGTGTAACAGCGCTCACCCAACTTCCTATGGTCCTAACTTCTCTAACACGCCTGCGGTTGCTGCCGACTTGAACGAAACGTCGCTCGAGCAGGGCATCATTGACGTGGCTGGGTTCACCGATGAGCGCGGGCTCAAGGTTGCGATCCAAGTTCGCAAGATGATTGTTCCGAAAGAGCTTCAGTTCACGGCAGAGCGTTTGATGAAGTCCACCCTGCGTACTGCAACGGCGGATAATGACATCAACGCAATCCGTTCGATGGGCATGGTGCCGGAAGGTTATGCTGTTAACCACTTCCTGACCGACATTGATGCATGGTTCCTCATGACCGATGCACCAAACGGCCTGAAGATGTTTAACCGCTCGCCAATCAAAACCGCTTTTGAAGGCGATTTTGATACTGGTAACGTCCGTTACAAGGCTCGCGAGCGTTACAGCTTTGGCTGGTCTGATCCTCGCGGCATCTACGGATCGCCGGGAGCGTAAGGACTTGTCCTTGCACTGAAAAGGGGGCCTTGTGCCCCCTTTTCTTTTGCTTAAAAACATGGTATAAATCGCTTATCCTAGATCTCTATTTTCAGCTTGCAGACTGGCTAGGCAGACTTCCTCAAGACGGCAAGCTTTGATGAGGACTTATTATGTCGTTTACGACTTTTTCGGGCCCAGTACGTGCTGGCACCGTTCGTGAAAACGTAGGTCGCAATTGCGGCTTGCCTGTCCTAACTCAATCTTATACGGCACTTCCCGCTGTTATCAAAGCATCGCCCACGGCGCAATTGCTTTGCACGCTGCCTGCTGGATCAAAAATTCTGCGGATGCAGGTGGAAGTTACGGTTGCAATGACCGGCGCAACGAACTGTGGTTTAGTGGTTGGCACGTCGGGCACTTCCAACGCTTACTTCACCACGTTCAATACCGGTGCAACGGTTGGCATGGTGACACAGGCTACTGTTGATTCCGCGATGCAAGTGGCCAGTACCAATAATATTGGTACTTCGGACGTTGGTGTGTATGGCACGTTTACGGCAGCAACCGCGGATGCGACCGCGGGCAACGTGGTTGTGACGATTGAGTACATCCAGCGCGCACCGGACGGCTCTCAGAACCCAGTCAACTCGTAATTGTTGAAAAAAGGGGGCTGACATGTCCTTTTCAAGTGACGTAAGAAGTACACGGCTAGCGGCTAGTGGCGATATATTTGCTGGGCGTTCTCGCGTCAAGGGCATTTATATCGTCCCCGGCGCTTTAGCGGGTTCTGTTGTTGTAAAAGATGGTGGTGCTTCGGGTTCTACGGAGATCACCATCGATACGGCGGCAAATGGAACTTCTGTGTACTTGTTTATACCGAAAGACGGTGTGCTTTGCACGACCAGTTCGTATGCCGTTCTTACCAACGTGACCGCGGCTACATTCTTCTACGCTTAAAGGAAAAGCAACATGAAGTTCAAGGTAAAACCTCCAAAAATGGGCAAAAAAATGGCAATGCCTGCTGCCATGCCCGCGGATGGGATGGCTGACATGAGCGCGATGCCCATGAAAGGCTATAAATCGGGCGGTTCTGTTACTCCTCGGGGTAACGGCGTCACCCGTGTGTCCAAGACCTGCAAACTGTATTGATTCTGTGGCTAAAACCCCGGCTTGGCAGCGGAAAGAGGGAAAAAACCCTGAAGGCGGACTGAACGCCAAGGGTCGCGCCTCTTATAACGCTGCTAATCCGGGTAAACCGGGGCTAAAGAAACCTCAGCCTGAAGGTGGTCCTCGGAAAAAGTCGTTTTGCGCCCGGATGGAGGGGGCAAAAAAGAAGCTTACATCCGAAAAAACGGCAAAAGATCCAGATTCTCGTATCAACAAAAGTTTACGCAAGTGGAAGTGCTAGCATGGAACAGACCATTTGGAGTTCGGTGCTTTCGATTGGGATCAGTATCATCGGGTTTACCCTCAAGAGCGTTTTTGATGAGTTAAAACGCCTTCAAGTGCTGGTTAACAAGACTCGGGAAGAGATTGCCAGAGAGTACGTGACCAAAGCTGAGGTTCACGCGGACATCAACCGGGTAATGGACAGACTAGATAGACTAGAATCCAAAATTGATCGGTTGATGGAAAAACATGCCTAGTACCTCGAAGAAACAGGCAAAATTTATGGCCGCGGTTGCGCACAACCCGGCTTTTGCGAAAAAGGTTGGCGTTCCGCAGTCCGTGGGCCGCGATTTTAACGAAGCGGATGTTGGCCGCAAATTTAGGAAAGGTGGTGCCATGGCGAAAAAACCGTTTGGCAAGGAAACCAAAGCCAATGAGATGGCGGAATCCAAGTTAAGTGCCAAAAAGTATGCTGCTGGCGAGAAGAGTGAGGGCAAAAAAGGCGCTTCTCCTTCTAAGACCATGCGCATGTCGGGCGGTGGGTTTGCTGTTGAAGCTCGCGGCATTGGTGCTGCGCGTCGTCAGAAGAAAACTGAGATCCGCTGATGACCACTTCCGGTACATCAACCTTCAATCTGGAGCTTGATGACCTGATGACCGAGGCGTATGAGCGGTGTGGCATTCAAAGTCGCACCGGTTACGACCTTCGGACGGCTCAACGTTCATTAAATCTGCTGTTTGCGGAGTGGGCGAGCCGTGGGTTGAACCTTTGGACTATTGAACAGCGGTCCTTGCTTCTTGTTGCGGGTACCCCGCAGTACAATTTGCCGGATGATACGGTCAATGTGTTGTCCGCGGTTAGGCGAACCAACTCTGGACAGAGTCAGTTTGATTTGACGATGACTCGAGTGAGTCAGAACGAGTATTTGCACTTCCCAAACAAGCTGGTACCGGGTGCTCCGGTGCAGTTCTTTGTGCAGCGCACGACGGTCCCGGTGTTGTTTGTTTATCCTTGCCCGGATAGTTCGCAGATTTACACGTTTAGGTACTATGCGGTGCGTCGGATTCAGGATGCTGGGGCGTATACGAACACTCCGGATGTGGTTTTTCGCTTTTTGCCGTGTTTAGTGTCTGGGTTGGCGTATTATTT